GTATATATTTCTTTCTACCCAATCATTAGGTGCACCTACACCATATTGGTCTATCATTTGTCTATCTTTTGTTGCTACATTATATAACCATGCACCACGAAATACTACGTTAAAAATACCATAAACATGTGGTGAATGTGGATCACCAATTTGTTCTGTATAACGATGATGTTTACGATGTACTGCAACCCATTCTTTAGTAACCATGCTTGTAGTTAGCCATAACCAAAAACGCATGAAATGAGATATGATAGGGTGGAAAGTTATGCCACGATGTGCTTGACTACGATGAAGATATAATGTTACACAAAGTATTGTGATATGGGTAGATACTAGAGTGTAGATTATTTCTATCATGCTCTAGTATTTACCCTAATAATATTTAAATAGACAACCCTGTAATTGTAACTCCTGTAAAGGTAACTTGAGTAGACGTTGGGGTTGGTACAATATCTGAATTATATAATACACGTCTTGTTCCACCCATCAAACTATTTAAATCTGCCCAATCTGAACTTGTTGCAGTTGCAGGTGTAGGCCCTTGATAAAATTTATTAGAATCTTGTATATCTAAACTTTGTAACCAAGTACGTACATCTTGCCATGTCCAACTACGATTTTGTTGCAATTTTGTTGCTATTAATCCTGTAGAAACAGGACATGCTGCACTAGTGCCACTAAATGCAGCATCATAAAATTCTGCAGCTTGACTTGAATTTAACCCAATTTGTATATCGAATTGATTTCGAGCATTTTCATACATGGTAAATTCCCATACCATGTTAGGGCTACCAACTACCCCTGTAATATCATCAGTGCCTTCAAACCTAAAACGAATTGTTCTATTTGGTGAAGTACCCTCAAAACCACCATAACAACGTTGGCAACTATTATCTGCTGCGCTAATCATAATTTTTCTCATGGCAGGGGTTGAATTATTCCACGTAAGATCAATATATCCTGAAGTAAATGTGATTAAGCTATTAGTACTAATGTATACGTTACCAAATGTTGAATTAGCGAACGTGATAGTAAATCCTCCACCTCCTGCAATATTAACACCGTAATATCCATCATCATTATCACCACCTGATATAGACAATAAACTTAATCCCGTTGATCCTTTTAAATCACTAGCAATTGGAGTTAATGTTGCCGTAGTATCACTTGTGGTAACTAATCGCCACCCTGTATTAGGCTCAGCAGTAAAACTCTCTGTACCACTTAATTGCGCAATTGCGTTACAAATTGCAGTGTATCCACGTGTTGTACCTGATGGTTCATATGTATCAGGACGTAAATATTGAGTAGCATAACCACGGTTTGCAGCCATTGTTCCATCAGCAGGAGCATATACATCAATTTGTTCGCCCATATCGCTATAGTTAACTTTACGTTCTTTACCATCTGACATGAATTGATCATCTAGTGCACCAATGTTAATTGCAGGATAAACAACATTAGCACCTGATGTATATTTTCCTAATTGTTGTGGGAAACCTCTACGACTTGTAGTGTTATAACAAGTCAACCCAAATTCACTATGTGTTGCACTTGCTAAAGGCGTGTTTAACGCACTTGCCCAATAATTATTATAATCAGGTTGATCTGATCCTACTTGTTGTTGGTTACTATTTCCCGCAGCAACTACAAAAATAACACCTGCCTGAATCATTTCAGCACCTGCTTCGGTAAAACTGTTGTCAACCATTTCACCTTTAAAACGATTTGCATCGCCTGTTGATCCAAGATATTGCATAAACGCAGGTTTTGTGCTACTTGTAAATGATACACCACCTGTTCCTGAAGTACCCTGTCTAAAATAATATGCGCCACTTGTTATAGGAAGTGTAGCACGATAGCCCCAACTATTACTTGAAATGGTTGGGTTACGTGTGCCATGCGTTGCGTTAATTGGTTTATTTTGATGAAATAATTTCATCATATCAAAATATTGTTCAATACCTAATCCATAGGTACCATAGACGTTAATAAACCATTTATTTGCATTGTATGCCCAACCTTGTGTTCGCCCATAGGTTAATGCTGCACAACACGTACCATGGTCACCTTCATTAGGAAAAGTTGTATTGTCTCCATTACAATTAGCTCTTGTATAACTTGCAGTAACGGTAACAGTACCCATACTGCTAAATGATGACGAACGTGCTGAAGAATTACCCCACCAATTTCTTGCAACTGATTCAACAGGTACAGTAGTGCCATCCCATCGGGTAGTTAAGCGGGTACCAGGGTTAGCGTTAAAATAATCAGGATCTATGTAATATGGTCCTTCTAAAACCATGTCTAATAGCATACAAGTACCTGCTGCATCTAGCGGATTACCACCAATTAAATTAGTAGGACCTGAACCTGCATTGTCTTGAAACTCAACGTGCCCAAATGCACATCCATCATCGCCAACAATTACATCAACGCCCACACCTGTATCTGAAATATCAATCCTATCTTGAATAACTGTTTGACTATTCAACCCATACCATGGGTTTTCTTTTTGTGTCATTCGTAAAAGTTGGTAACCTGTACGATTTGTATCTGCCTCAGTAAAGTTAGTAGGCATAATACTAGGATTAGAAAAGTTTCTATAATTTTTTACGTTAGAAGCGTATCTATACGTAGCATGTAATTGGTCAGGAGGAGGTTTAAATTCATCATAACTTGCATAATCTAAATTTACAAATTTAATTGTTGGATGTTTAGATAATTCTTGTGCTTCTTCATCAGATAAAAGATAGGTAGATCTTGTTGGGCTATGTGCTTTATAATCCACTAGTTCTACTGCTCTTTGTGGGATATTATCTTCTAAAGTGCCATCTCTTGTTAAAAGTTCATGTAAATAATCCCAATCAGCTTCAGAGTTACAGCATATTTGATAAAGTTTTTTCTCACTCATTCTATATGTTCCAAATTATTAAACGTTATAATAAACAATTTCACCTGTTGTTGGGTTATAATAAACCACTTTCAAACCTGTTACATCTGTTACTGCTCTAACAGGTTTTACGGTAAATGTATTAGCAGTGGTTTGGTTTAGGTTTGATCCTGATGCATTTAATATAATGGTATTAACTGCTTGGTTGGTGTAACCTGCATTTGCACCAATTGCAATACTAGTTGCACCTTGTCCTGTATAACCTGCATATGAACCGATAGCAATCGTATTTGCCCCAGGCACCCCACCACGCTGCGCATAAGTACCCATACCAATACTGTCTGCACCTGTACCACCTGTTCGACCGACTTCAAAACCAATCGCTATAGAGTTTGCTGCGATAGCTGCAGTAGAGTTAGCTGCTACGTTAGTACCAATACCAATAAAGTTATTAGCAATAGTAGGTGCAGCAGAGGCAGAATTCTTACCTAAAACAATCATACCATCAGCACTACCTGCTGTTGCACCAATGTTTGCACCTGCAGATCTACCCATGAAGATTGAGTTTGCTGCTGCATTAGAATTTTGTGATGCAAGATAACCAATTGCAATACTATCTGTAGCAAGAGAACTTTCACCTGCTTGTGCTCCAATAGCGATTGCACGTGTTACTGATGCAGCAACCGTTGAGTTATTAGCTTGTGCCAACGTACCAATAGCGATGGTGTTGGTGCCTGGGCCTTTGGTGGAGGATCCAATTGAAATTGCATTAGTTGAACTAGCACCCGCTAAAAATCCTATACCAAGTCCTGCTGCACCCGTAGATGCACCATTACCAATTGCAATACCGTTACCTGTACTTGATGAGTTCATACCAAGTGCGACAACACCACCTGAACTGATGTTTATAAGGTTTGCATCTCTATTAGCATTGGTATATGCTCTAATATTTCCCTGAAAAATAATAGGTGTAGTACCTGAATTATAATTAGCTACTACCACACTATTTACAGTCACTGTGATATTACCGTTTGCTGATAAGACTGCAATATTACTATTAGCATTACTTATGGATGATCCACCACCTCCACCACTTACTGTTCCCCAATAAGTAATACCATTACCGTATGTTGTCAATACTTGTCCGCTTGTACCATCAGTGTTTGCATAAGTTACTGCGCCTACTACTATAGGATTTGTAGTGGTTGTTGCAATAAAGTTAGCTGTATTACCAACTAGTTCTAAATTAATACCTAAATTATTAACATTGGCATTGCCACTAAAGTTAGCTGTATTCCCAACTAGTTCTAAATTAATACCTAAATTATTAACATTGGCATTGCCACTAAAGTTAGCTGTATTCCCAACTAGTTCTAAATTAACTGTTAAGTTTGGTAGAATAACATTGCCACTAAAATTAGCAGTATTACCCGCAATATCTAATTCAACTTGAACATTACCTGCAAAATTAGAAAGTGTATCAGAAATTTCTACTCTATTAGCAGCACCTGCTACAGAAATTGTAACATTAGTATTAGCTGCAATTGAAACATTACTATTACCATTTTGTACTGTTGGTGTTTGAACACTGTCCAAAATAGCATTACCTGCACGAATATTAGCTAACGTATTGAAGCTTATTACTTCGTTAGCAATACCAACGTCTGATCCAAAAGAAATTTCTGCATTGCTTACATCCCAACCCATCCAAGCAACTTTTGCTGCTGTATCAAAATAATTTAATGCGGTACCAACATCTTTACCACTATTACTTGCAGGTGCTGCACCATTTGGTCCCATTTGTAGTTGAATAATAGGATCTTCAATTGCCAAATCTTCAACATTGACATAAACTAAATTACCATCAACTGTTAAATTACCTGTAATTAAACTATCACCTGTAACACTAATGCCTGTACTTGAAATAACTAATACATTTGCAGTACCACCCACGCCAATTTCAACGTTAGCATCGGTAGTAGGTATAGATACATTACTTGTACCATTTGATATAGTTGAACCACCCGATAATACATCATATGATATTTCACCTGATGTACTGTCATAATACATTACATTTGACGTACTTGCTTGACGAACAGGTTTAACCGTAAAACTGTTATTGTTGGCTGCAAAAAGATTAGCACCTGTAGCATTTAATACAATAGCATTAGATAAATCATAAACTCGTGCATTAGCACCTATAGCAATAGAATCGCTTCCATTGACATTTGCATTAAGACCAATAGCAATAGAATTACCCGAACCTGCATTTGCTCTTCCAATTGCTATAGAGTTTGCACCGCCAGCAGTAGCAACTCTTCCCAATGCAACTGCATCACTACCTTCGGCTGCAGGACCAAATCCAATTGCAATTGATTCTGAACCTGCTGCACCAGTGGCAGTGCCCGAACCTATTCTTATGCTATTATTACCTGTAGCATTAGTATTATAACCTATAATTATTGCATTTGCAGCATTAGCGGTTACAAGTGAGCCTATAGAAATTGAATTATTACTATTAGCATTAGCACGATTTCCTATGGCTATTGCGCTAGTTGCATAAGCATTAGGATTTGCTCCTATCGCTATAGTCCCTGCTAAATCTGCGTTAGCATTTTGACCTATACTAATAGATTGACTACCATTTGCTTTAGCGTTAGTACCAATCGCTACTCCACTAGCCCCGCTAGCAATTGCAGCATTACCCAATCCTATTGTATTAGCTGCATTTGCTACTACACTTCTACCAATACCGACAACACCATTGGAATATAAGTTTAATAAATTACCAACTAAATTACCACCTGCTGCAACACGAAATACGTTAGCTGTACCATTTACGCTGAAATCTATATTACCTGCAGCAGTTGAAATACTTACATTACTATTACCGTTAGCAATATTTGAACCACCACCTCCACCTGATACGGTTGACCAATAAGTTATTCCGTTACCATAAGTAGTTAAAACTTGTCCATTTGTGCCATCTGCGTTTGCATAAGTAACTGCACCTGCAATAACTTTTCCTGTAACATTAGCATTACCTGCAATGTTTGTATTTGCATCACTAATAACAACAATATTTGGAGTACCATTAATACCTACAGTAACATTACCACCTGATGTAGCAATACTAACATTTGATGTACCATTGGCTATATTAGATCCACCACCCCCACCACTAACAGTACTCCAACTAAGAATACCACTACCATCCGTGGTTAAAACTTGACCGTTTGAACCACCTGTAATAGATACATTTGCAACTGCACCAAGATTTGCATACTTAGTTATAGAAATATTTTGACTTGAATCAATAGTTAATGCATTGCTGCCACTAGTTTGTATCGCAAGGTTTCCTGTATTATCACTTGATAGGATAAAACCATTTGCATTACCTGTTGAGTTAAGAGTTACTGCCATTTTAAGTTCCTTTTATAATATAGTCCAATTCGCACCATCTTGAAGTGTTAGTGCAACCTCAGGATCAACATATATTGGAGAATTTTGAACGTAGGAGCCTGGGGTGAAGGTTACGTTGCTTGTATATACATTCGGTAAATCAGGAGTTACAGTCCAAGTTGCACCATTTTCAAATTTTAAAACAACGTTTTCTTCAACAGTGACAAAACCTTGTTGTTCATAACTACCTGCAGTAAATGTATAATTTGCAAAATAAGGGTTGGGTAAAACAATAACTTCTTGTCCCTGACCAAACGTTATGCCATACCCAAATGTTATTCCAATTCCAATTTGCATTCTTATTCATCCATACTTATCTATTTAGTATGTAAAATAGAATAACCTTAATTTGGATAAACTTAAAACTTAACTTACAAAAGTATAATATAAAAATTTAAAACTTAGTTTTAAATTTTATATCTAGTTTAATGGATGTGAATGGTTAATAATTAAACAGAAGTTGAATGCAATCTGTCATAAAAATTAGTAGCTTCTGTTATAACTTCTTGATCTGTTAAAAAACCTTGAATTCCATCCTTACCTGGGCCATTTCTCTTAACTAATTTATGTTCATTTTTGTGGATGAATAACAAGCGATCTATCATATCTTGTTTTGTCAAAATAAACACATCATTAGGCACTTGAGTTATATGACTCCAACCTACGTAAGTTGAATCAGCTTTACAATAAAAAAATTCACCATTTGTAATACAGGTTGGTTTTGTTTGATTGTTAGAATTATCTTTTTTAAATTTTACTATGGGCATGAATATATCCTTTTAACCTTGACCATTGTATCCATTAAATTTTCCATTTACCAATGTTGCTACATTAGCTGCGTTAGTATCAGATGAAAAAGGAAATTTTTGGATAGCATTTATTGGAACAAAACGTGGATTAGAATTGGATGCTCCCCCACTGTTATAGCCATGAGTTCCCGAAGAATGCCCACCTGCCAATTGAGTTGGTGTAGTTAAAACTGCTACATTTACTGCATTTGTATCGCTAGCGAATGGGAATTTTAAAATATTGTCTCTATAAGCATAAGGAGTAGTTAAGTAACCACCACTAATATAACCATTGGTAGTAGAATTTTGTGCTTGTGCCCAATAAACACCACCCCCAGGTACTGCTAAATCTCCAACAAACGATCCACTTGTTTCTGATGCGAATGGGAATTTATAGTATGCATTATGCTGATACCCACCCGCACCATAACCATGAGTAGGTGACTCTAAACCTGTTAAACCATAACTTTGCATACCTAGTGCTGCTACATTTGACATTGCAGCAGTTGAAGAAAATGGAAATTTTGCTATTTGATTAATACCACCTGCAGGCCCATATTGCCCAGGCCCAGGCGTAGCAGGACTTCCACCTAACATATAACCATATCCATACGGAATAGAAGATACTCCTGCAGCATATTTTCCAATCCATGTTGGATAAGAGGATAAATTAGAGGACACAGCATAATCAGTTACTGAAGAAGCAAACGAAAATTTATAATAATGATTATAAAAACCTGATACACCATAACCATGTGTTGCAGAATCCATACTAGCGGTAATTTGAGTATCGCCAGGCGAAATAGATCCTATATTTGATGAGTTTGTATCAGATGCAAAAGGAAATCTTTCAGCATAGAGTACGTAGGTGCCTGGGGCAGGAGGGTCATTAAAATTTTTATAACCTGCCGCAGAATACCCATATGTTGCAGCAGGACCAGGAGATGGTGATGGAGATCCTGATGAGCTAAAAGTTAGTCCACCTGAAATTGTAATAGAAGTTAGTTGCATATACACACCCTTTTTATAATTATATTTATACTAGAAGTATAAATTACAATTTGCTATTTTTTGGGTAACGCTAGTTTTTCCGTTTGTGTAAAATCTTCTAATATATTAGGCTTTAATCCTTGTAATTCCATGCGTTTTTGATCAACCTTATGGGAATCAACTAGTTCATCAGTTAAGGTATTTACAAAATCATAAAGTCCACTAACATCCCATCCTTCTTCTTTATTTTCTCTTACAACATATTCTCTTAATAAAGATTGCAGTTTAGTTGGATTTACACCAATTTGTTCAATATATTCTTGTTCACCTTTAGATATACCACCTGTCATTCGTACATCTCTTATACACTGAACCAATGCTCGTTTTAAATGATTTTTTGTTTCTTCTTTTTCGTAATCAGCTTCACTAAAGTTTGAAAGTTTTGATTTTAATTGTTCATAAAATTCTGAAAGTGATAAAATGTCTTTCATTGCACCTTCAATGTAAGTTATTCCATCGTGTAAACCTTCCTTAGCTTTAGCTAATTTAACTTTTAATTTTACTTCTTCCCAATAATCTAATGAATTGTTTTCTAAACCTTTATTAAGTTTATCTTCCATTTCTCTAATATCAATTTCAAGGTCTATGCGCCTCCATTTTGCTTCATTGAGTGCTGTTTTTTTATTTTGTATTTCAGCAGCAATTTGTCTCATATTATTATAAGGTGACAGCCAACTTAGGTTAATATGTCGCCAAGTCCATTGTGTATGACTATGATTCCATATTGTTTGAAGTTCCGAAGTGTTTTGCAATGCATAATCAACTTTTACAGTATTTTGTAACAAAGATTGACCTCCAAAACTCTCTTGATCACCCATTGATCCTCTACCAAAAACCATACTTAAAGGCACTTTTGGTGTATTAACTATAGTTAAATCACGTCGAATTTCTTCAAATACAGTCAACTCATTTTTATTTTCTTCAGTCATTTAATATCCTTTTTAATTATTTAAACAAACTTTAGTCTATCTAAACATTGGTCCTTCTATCCAAGTAACTAAAGAGTATCTAGTACCTGATTTAATTGGTGTAACTTCATGTGGCATAAAACTCGGAAACAAATGAACCGAACCTTGCTCATTTGAAGCTCTTATATGATTAGTATAATTGTTAATAACTAATTCACATCCTGTATATGTATTTGGATCACTAAGTTGCACTACTACCGATATTTTTCTAAAAGCAAATGGGCCTGGACCCACATCAACGTGTGAAATGTAATGCCCATTTTCACCATTATTGTTTGTTTCATATTCAAGTAATTGAAGGTAAGGATTGATACCCCATATATCATAGTTAAAATGTTTATGATTGGCAAAATTAACAATTAAACCTAATTTATGAAAAATCCATCGATTAGAATCGTTATTATGCACTGCATAATTATTAGCTGCACGTATCTTTGCAACATGTTTATTAGCATTACCAACTTTTGCTGAATCTCCATAGGTATTAGAGATTAGCGCAATAATTGACTTGCATTCTTCTTTTGTAAAAGAAATTTCAGAAGCATTGCTTGGAGTGCACCCGAAATAACTTGGTAACTCACGTGGTAAAGAAGGTAACATAACATAATCAAAAATTGGTGTAGGAATATCTATACTAATTTTTTTATTGTTTGCTATAGGTTCATCTTCATATAACTTGTATGAATCTTCAACGATAGATTTTCTTTTATTATCTGCAATAATAGGTTTTTTTAAATTGTTTTGAGTAATAGTATTTTTTTCTATGCCTAATTGTGATCTTTTATCTAATACATATTCTGTGTATGGACCATCAGCATCAACATAATGTAAAAAAACTTGTACTTGCCACGTGCCTTTGTATTTTGGTCGCCAATGCGTAACTTCACAACCTTTGTATACAAGCAAATCACCAATGTCTAAATTTAATTTAATTTCTTTTTCTTCATCAACATATATAGGCCAAACAACTTTTCCATCAAAGCCTAAGGTAATAGTGGCACTAATTTCACAAGAAGGTCTATCTACATGTTTTTTTAGAATTTCATTTGGTCTATAAATTCTTGCGTATGTATACGTTGGTAATAGTTTTCTTCCAACATGTTTTCCTATTGGATCTGCTAATTCACTTAACAAATTATCAAATACTTTATCACCATAAACAGCATCTGACAATGGGCATTGTTCATCTTTAACCGTCTTATTATTTTTATGTAATTCAAACATGTGATTAACTAACTCAGTACATGATTCTGAATCTAAAGCATTACTTAAAACTACATACCCATTGTTTTCAAAATAACTAATCGTATCCATTACTTTCCTTTTTTACTCATCTAATACTTCAGGATAAAAATATTCAAAGTACCATTTATTTTCTTTAATTACTTTATTATGAAAATTATCATCAAGGATTCGATTAGGCTTTGAATATTCTCTAAATTCTGTATAAGTTTCATGACTTACTTTTTCACGAAAATAAGAATGGTCGTGTTCAAATAAAAATGATTGATCAATTTTATTTAAATTATGATTAAAATAATCAAGATCTAAAAATTTATAGATAACTTTTATAATTTTATTTGGATCAGCGGTAAAATCTTCATATCTAATAAACAATACTTTGCGTGGGTCTTGATTATAAAGTTCTAGTGATTTAGGTATTTCATGATTCAATGTTACTGACAATGAATTAGGTTCGCCAAAATAATATTTAAATTTTTCTAACCAATGCATTCCCATAGTTACGATTCCACTAGAATTATAAGTGTGTAATGCTTTAAATTTACGGTTTACTCGTTCAAAACTTTCTACAATGTCACGTAAATCTCTAATTACACATATGAACTTTGATTGAGGATAAAGGTGTAATAATGATGACCATCCATGCCTTTTTGATATTACAATTGGTTTATCAGTAAGTGCTTCAAACCACCCCTTTGTCCCACCTTGAATTAAACCATATGTTGCAATATCTGCTTGTTCACTTGACATCGCAATAAATGATTCCTGCTGTCTTACTCGTACAAGTAGTTTATCTTTTATTATATCGTATAAAGCACATGTACTCGTAGTAAAAATCTGCGGGTTTTGTTGCAAAATATTCATTAATATTGTACTACCCGATCTTGGTAGTCCACCGCAAAAATGTATTAATTCCATGCGTTTATTTATAAATATTATTTTATTGAAAAAAATAACAATTTATGCTTAGTGTGTAAATAAATTTATAATACTAAATTACCACTGTTATTCGTTATAATTAAACTAATAATATATCTAACTATCGCTAGTACCGTTACTATTAAGTCTAGCTATATAGTTTGCAGTATTTCCATTAAACGTTGTGAAAAAACCGCAAGCCATAATTTTACCGTCAGTTTGAGTACGAACACCACGTACTGAGTTTGATATCGCTTGGAATCCTGTACCCGTACCTGTTGTAAATGTTGCATTTAAAGCACCACTGCTACTAAGTTTAGCTATTCCATAACCAACACTAGAACCATTATAACTACTGAATTGACCACCAACAATTATATTACCGTCACTTTGAACATCTATTGCAAACGTTGAATCATTAAAACCCGTACCCGTTACAAAACTAGTATCTCTAGTACCGTCTGAATTTAATCTTATTATACGATTTTGTGTAGTACCATTGAAAGATGTAAAAATACCACCTACAAGAATTTTGTCATCACTTTGAACTGCAATGGAAAATATTGATGATCCCGAACCAAATCCTGTACCAATATTAGTTGTAAAAGTTGTATCTATAGTACCATCTGTGTTAAGTCTAGCTATATAATTTGAAGTGGTACCATTATATGTAGTAAAAAGACCACCAACTACTATTTTACCAGTACTTTGAATAGCTACTGCTGTAGCTCCGCCATTAAACCCTGTACCTACACTGAAACCTGTGTCTTTAGTACCATCTGAATTTAATCTTATTATACGAGTTTGTGTGGCACTGTTATAGGTAGTAAAAATACCAACTACTACAATCTTACCATCACTTTGAACAGCTATTCCACGAGTACCATTATTAAACCCCGCACCTTGTAAATTAAATCCCGTATCTCTAGTACCATCTGTATTCAATCTAGTTAAATAGTTTTGTGTAGTACCATTATAACTTGTAAAATTACCACCAACTAAGATTTTACTATCACTTTGAATAGCTAGAGCACTAGGTATTGGGGCAGTTGAAAACCCAAGCCCCGTTCCAATACTAAACCCTGTATCCCTAGCACCCGTTGTAAGCAGTCTAGTTATATAGTTTTGAGTAGTATTATCATAACTAGTGAAACTACCCACTAATACAATTTTACCATCACTTTGAATCTCCATTGCACGAGTTGCACCATTGAACCCTGTGCCTGGAACAAACGGTTCAGATATTGTAACCGTACTACTTGTAGCAACTACGGTTCCGCTAATACTGACCGTACGTATTTGTACTTGGAATGTTTCTGGTCCTTCAGTGGTGACATCAGTGGACGCTGTAATATTAAATGATCCTGCGTTTGACGTAATAGTAAAGCTGCCACTAGTAGCAACAAAATCAGCGGAAGATGTTGTAATATTTAAAACAGTCCAATATAAAGTTGTACTATCAGTTACATTAGTAGTAGCAACATTAAATGTTAAACTTGATCCTTCATTAACTGAACTAGATGTAGGAGTTACACTATAAGTTGGATTAGTGCTAGTGTCTATAATCGTAATTGTGTTACTTGTAGCAACTACAGTACCACTAGTACTAACTGTACGTATCTGCATTTGGAATGTCTGAGATCCTTCGGTGGTAACATCATTGATCGTTGTAATATTAAACGATCCTGCGTTTGACGTAATCGTAAAACTACCACTAATAGCAACAAAATCAGAAGAACTTGTTGTAATATCTAATATAGTCCAATATAAAGTTGTACCATTGACTACGTTAGTAGTAGCAACATTAAATGTTAAGCTTTCTCCTTCATTGATTGAGCTAGATGTAGGGGTTACACTATAGGTTGGATTAGTGCTAGAATCTATAATTGTAACTGTACTACTTGTGGCGACTACTGTCCCACTAGTACTGACAGTACGTATTTGCATTTGAAAAGTTTGAGAACCTTCAGTAGTAACATCATTGGTTGTTGTAATATTAAATGAACCTGTGTTTGATGTAATAGTAAAACTACCGCTAGTGGCAACAAAATCAGCAGAGTCTGTAGTAATATCTAATACAGTCCAATAAAGAGTTGTTGAATCATTTACGTTAGTGGTAGTAACATTAAATGTTAAACTTTCCCCTTCATTGATTGAGCTAGATGTAGGAGATACACTATAGGTTGGCAATGCTTCAATGCCTGTATCCACAACAAAACCACCTTCAAATAATATACCACCCTCAAGTAACATAAAAAGTTATCCTATTGTATATTTATACCTTTATATTAATTATACTAATATAAAAAAGGGCACTTAGATGCCCTTTTTTCTTTCCATCCCGAAAGATTAATATTATCATTTGTACTAATCAATATATGGCTCATATGATTCCGTAACGAAACTTTTATTTTTAGCAAACATAGGCCAATCAAATTCTCCAATATTTTCCAACATCAATCGCCATGGGGTAGGACTCAAATAACTATAAAAATTATCTAGGGTATCTAAAGAAAATGGTTCTTTTTCATTAGTACGAATATTATACCAATACTTGTTAAACCTACTTAATCCTTTTATCACTTCTTGCATCATTTTAGAATGGACCTGACCCAACATCAACGGAGATCTATTCAATCTAGTTTTGAAGAACCATAGCATCATTGAAAATATCTTTTTACCTCTATATACAGGATTAACATATACATCGTCAACTTCATTTGATGCGTTACTCAATGAAGATACTGCTACCAATGTATCATCATCCCACAGACTATAATAAATTCCATCCTGAAGTACTTTGTAGTTTTCAATATCAGCAATGTGTTTGCCATGAGTATACCAACGTTTTTTGTTTGTATTAGCAAATTTTTCTGCTTGTTGGGAAAGATCAGGTCCTAACATGGTCATTTCTTCTATTTCATTGATTTTCATTTTCGTTTCCTAATTAATGATACGTTTCCTATCGTTAGAAATTATTGTTAATAGAATTTGGAATATTTATTATTAATAAAATATTACATTCCATTAATTTAAGTTACAAAAAAGGGCACCGAAGTGCCCTTAGATATTTCTAAAATATATTTTTTATAATATATTTTACTGAAATGATACGTTCTGTACAGCAATCTCGCCAACGTAGTCAGCAGCATTACCAAAGCTTGATGCTGTATTGGTAAGCTCAACATAACCATAACGTGTCATGAAGCTAACTACAGGTTCGAATGTTGTTGGATCTAGAACAACACCACTGCTCATCAATGGAATGTATGGGCAATAGAATGCTGCTGCATCTGTCTCGCTTGAACCCTTATAACCAACCAATACTGCTGTACCTGTTGGAGCATATGAGTCAACGAAAACACGCATTGCGTTATTCAATGTACCAACAAACTTAGTGTTTGTAGGTGCTTCGAATGTACCTTCAGTGGTACGTGCAAATGCTGATGTTGTTGCACTTTGGAGAATTGTTAAGCTTTCGCTTGAAACAACTGCCCAATTACCTGCGCCACGGCGTGTACGCTGTGCAATCAAGTTAGCAACACGATTGATCAATACTGCTAATGCTGCATGCTCATCACCTACGAATGTTGCAGTACCTGAAACGGTTGCTTGATTGTATGTGAATTCTGTTGCAGCTAAACTACGCAATGAAAGAAGAATTTCTTGGTCAATTTCAGCAGTAATTTCTTGTGCTAAAGCTGCCATGATTTCTGCTTCAACGTCGATACCATGTTGTGACTGTGCATCTTGTGCAGCCTCAAATGTCCAACGTGCTTGCAACTTACGTGACTTAGCTTCAACAGCCTGACGTAAGATCTGTACGCTGATTTGGCGACCACCACTACCTTCAAGAACGCTTGTATCAGCAGCAGTATAACGTGACTGATTTGTGTTAACAACACCTGCAGTAACGCTGCTTGCTGAAGAATATGCTTGCGCAATCTTGAATGGTGACAATGCTTCTTCACCTGCTACTGTGCTTGTTTGTGCAGCACTTGTATCGTTCATGTTATTAGCATAACGAACACGTAGTGTGTGAATTTGTCCAACAGGACCTGTCATTGGCTGAACACCTACCAACTCATTAGCGATAACGGTTGGCATAACACGGCGGATAACGGGAAGAATAACACGGTTAAGTGTTGCAATGTTACCTGCTGTAGTTGTACCTGCTGAACTTTCAGCAAGTAACTGCTTGCGAGTGTTTTCAAGAATGACACCCATCATTGAACGGCGAGTTCCTTTGAGACCTTCTAGAAGGGCTTCTTTTGTTTCACCCCAACGGCTCTCTAATAATACTTTAGACATTTTTCCTTTATCTCCTGTAATATGTCAAATTAAAGCCCTGCCAAACGTCTAATCGCAATTACGTTGTCACGTTCATCATCGACTTCAACATCCTGTTTTACGGCAGTTTTATCACCTGTTACTGCTACACTTTCAGAAATTACTTGCTTTTTAACAGCAGGTTTCTCTGTTCCATGATTTAGTACTGCAGGTAAATACTTCTCATATGCAGACTTTAGCTTTCCTGTCTGCACACTTTCGAGCAAGCTCTTCATCGTTTTAGCTTTGTCTTCATTTAATGGTCCTAACAATTCTGTCATGATCTTTTCACGAAGATTACTTTCTTTAATGATGCGAACTTCACGCTCTTTACTCTCAACTAAAGTTTTAGCTTTCTTAACTTCAGCAATGGACTCAGCCAATTTTTTGTCTTTCTCAACAATTTGTGACATTAATTTACGTGTTTCAGCCTTCTCATTGAGATGCGTTGCACTAAATTCTGTAGCAAATGCTTCGAATAAACGACGACCAAAACTGTTTTCTGTAGCAATCTTGATGTCTTCTTTCAATTGACTAATTTCACCCTTGAGATGCTTAGTAACACTTTCATTAACACGCTTTGCACTCTCTGCAATGAATTTAGTCTTCAATGTTTCGAGTTGTGCTCTTGCCTCAGCAACAAGTTTTACCTTGGCTTCAACAATTGCTTTCTTGTCCTCTGAGAATTCTTTGATCTCACGTGCAAGTGCATGTACAACAAACTGTTCTAATTTTTCACGACCTTCTAACTGTACCTTACGATCACTACGTAATTCTTTGATTTCTTCAGCTAATTTGCTGATCATGAAATCATTGAATTTACGTGCGTTTTCACGTAATGCAACCTTGGCTTTAACACGATCTTCATTCATAGCTTTACGCTCATCATGAAACTCCGAAATTTCAGCCTGTAGACCTGCTGTGACCATCTTATCAAGGGCTTCAACCATTACATTTTTATCATGCTCGTACTTTCTTGCATATTCTTCACGCAATTCAGCACGTACTTGCTCACGTGCTTCATTCAACTTTGACTCCCAAGCCTCGTTAATTGCTCGACCTGTGTCTTCGTTGATGATGCCGTTATCAAGCAATGGCTTAATAGCATCAAACATTTGTATGTTCCCCTATAGTGGTTAGTCCGTTTAACCCCGAACTGACGGGTATTATTAAAGTTGAAATCATTTTAATTTCAACTCCTTAATTAGGTTTACTACGGATTCTTTTAAATACTTTTGAACCTGAGCATCCTTGTCTAACTTGCTACCTTTTAAATTCTCTAAGACACGATGACCACCTTTCATGTTCATCAATCCCTCATAGATAGCCTTTGGATATGCATTAGGTGCACTTGGCTGTGCAACTATATCTACCGTTACAATTTCAAAATCACTAACACGACCATTCATGTCATTAACATTGCCACTGCCACGACTAGATACACCTAACTTAACACCGCTCTCTAACATCGTAGATACTAAATTACCCATAGGTGTAGGTAATATTTTTAACTTACCATAACCATTGGGTCCATCCATCCACATGTTTACAATCATGTGAGATACACGATCTAAGTTAATCTTTAAATCATCAGGATGATCAACTTCACCTAGAACACTGTATCCCTCACTAATTTGACCGTTAAGCGTTTCTACTGCACGTTCAATTTCATCAACAGGATATACACGCTCATTAGCATTCTTTACGCCACCCTGTATGAAAATACCTTTCATATAAAGTGCTTTGGTTTTTTCATCACCCTCTTTGACAGACTCGACAATTAATCCCGCTCTGTCAAAGGTTAGATGTTCACGTAAATATGCCATTGTACTTAAATCCTTAGCGTACTACTTTTTTAACAGATTTTTTACTCTCTGCTACAGGACTACGCTTGTCAGATGCTGCATCCTTTGTTACAGGCTTTGGTGTTGATTCACCTTTTTCGCTAAAAGATGAGCCTGGTGCGTTCTTTACACCACTGATTAAATCACCACCCTGCTTTACATATCCCATGTTGGCTTTTGGACTTGTTGGTACAGTCTCATCACCACCACCTGAGAAATTTACAGGACCTGCACCTGTTTGGACAACTTTAGGCTTGGTTAAAGCAGGACTCTTGGTGTTAGAACCATCATCACCACCTTTGGCAAATTTGTCATAAGTTGCACCACCTACTTGCTTAAGAGCAATAGCTTCAGCAACCATGCTTTCACCTTCTTCTTCCTCTTCTTCGCCTTCTTCCTCTTCTTCTTCACCCTCTGAACCCATCATTGCTTCAAATTCAGCAATAAGTTCATCAAGCTTATCTTCTAAATCTTGAATGTCACCCTTGGTTGCAGGTGCTTCTTCATCACCACCCATGTCACCCATGTCATCCATATCCATGTCAGCAGCATCTGCATCCATATCTGCAGCATCCGCATCCATGTCAGCAGCATCAGTGTCAAAGTCCATGTCTTCAATTTCATCTTCTTCTTCACCTGCTTCCATCATGCCATGCATACCTGCTTCTTCAGTTTCGATCTCATCTAAAAGATCTTCTGACATGTCCTCATGCATTTCTTCATCCATAAGGCTTTCGTAAATCTCACGTGACTTCTCAACTACAATCTCGTGAAACAATTGTTCTGCTCGCTCTTGGTCCTCATTAATAATGAGATCAATCAGCTTTTCAAATTTTGCTGTAGACATTTAATATATTCTCCTTAGGTAAATGGCTTGTGCTTAATTTATTTACCTAATATGCTAGAAAATATGCCTAAAAGTGCTATTTTTTTACGTTTTTGTTTGAAATATAGCGTTTTAAGAAAAATTTAAACTATTCTATATTTTAAAATACCTTTATTACTTATCTTAATTTATTTTATATTGGGCGGGGCGTCGCTGGTCAAAGGCATTTGATAGCACACCCCCATTTAATCAATGTGCTGAAAACCCCACCCCCTATTAAAGCCTTTATTACCCCCCATGGTTTTCAACACATATCGTTTTTAAATATAAATTAAAAAAAACATTTTTATGTATTTCTGTGAACTGACGAAGGAAGTGAACAAAGAAATACATAAAAATAGATGACCGTACTACGGTCATCTTCAAATGATTACTCTGACTTTGTGAGAATTAGCCACGCAAAAAAGAGAAATTTAGCTCTAAAATAAAGAGCAATTAATTCGTTATGTGTTTACTTAAAAATTTATAATCCACCTTCAGGTGTAGGTGGAGCATATTGCTGTCTAATTTTTTTCAAATTTTCAGCTTGTTCATAGGTACGAACTTCTTTCATTCGACGAATTTTATTAATCGCTCCTAACGTTAAACCTTTGGTTTTACGTGAGTCACCCCAACGTGGTTGACTATGATCATCTTCCACATCTTGCATACCTTTGGGTGCTGCATTATAAAATTCAAATAAGTGCATAACTTTATTTATCTTATACGTTAGGTGGTGCAGGTGGTATCGCTGCTCCACCCGCTGCCTCAGGACCTGCTACAGGTGCACCAACTTCAGCAGGTTCACCTTCGATCTCATCTTCTGCATCCATATCATCAGCAGTTTCAAGATCTTGTTCAATATCACTTGTTGATATACCAACACTGCGTAAATCACTGCCTTTAGCCTCAACTTCAGCAGGTTTAGAACGTTCTTCTTCCCATAACTGCTCGTTTTTCTTGATTTCTTCTTGTGTTAATCCTAAGAATCGCTCTAAACAAAAACGTGTACTCATATATGGCAACGCAGCCATCGTACCAAATGTATTAACACGTGCAGTATCTAACTCAGCTTGACGATAACTAGCAAAGTTTTGTGGCTCATTGAACTTAATATCAAACAAACCACTATCAATATTAAAACCACGCCAACGTAAGAATAACTTAAATTCTTCACTCATCTTACGTGCAATATATCCCTGTAATCGTTCACAATACTTGTTAAAACGAAACTCCTGAATCATTGCAGTACCAACACGACCATCATTTAATGGTGTGGTTTGATCATCAGGACCTGTGGGCAAATATGAACTAGGTATGCGTAAACCACGTGCTAAACGATTGTTAAAATACTTTAAATCATCAATTTCACCTAGGTTTTGACCACCTGGGAGTACTTCGACACTACTTCCTCTACCTTCAGCAGTAGTTGGAAAGAAATAATCTTCATTAATAGATAATGGATTATAAGTTGCATCTAATACATTACTACCACCATGTACACTAGGTATTCTACGTTGATGTATCTCATCTTTAATACGATTGACAAATTGCATTGCTAAATGTGAAGGCATATTACCCACATCAATCTTAAATACCCTGCGCTCAGGTGCACGTTGTACACGATAAATTAATATCGCATCTTCTAATAATTCTTTTTGTTTGTATACTTTAAAGATATTCTCTAAGATACTTTGTCCAAAAGGCCAATAACGATCTAATCCTTCAGTTAATGATAGATGCACGATATGCTTAGCATCTAGTGCACTCTCATTGATACCAAGCGTAAATCTAGTTCCTGTTGATCCATAAGGTTCGTTTGGCACCGTATATGAATATGGCGCACTATAACCTGCAGTTGGAGGTTGTGCTTGAAAGTCTGTAGTAGTTTTTTCAGCAATGGTTAAATTTTGTAAGTTAGGATTGATATCTTTGATAACATATTGCTCAGGCTTCTTACCTTCAGTTTCATTAACAATGACTTTAACCACTTTAGTCATGTCAATCCAATATAATTTAAAGTTTTCAGGATCACGAACAAATACCTGATCACCATACTTTACCGTATTTCTAAAGATTTTAAACGTTCTAGTATCAAACTCGTTAAGTTTACACCATTGTTGTAACTGTTTTTTAACTAATTCTACCTCAGTATCAGTAGGGTCATCATTCCAAGTAATCTGAAATGGTGTACCATTTTGTTCATTTGACTGTGTACTAAATTCACTAAGAATATCCAAACAAGCATTAATTTCAGGATCAACATCCATCATTTCATATTGGTTATAACGCTCAATACGGTTTGGATGCCCTGTATATACCTCAGGTAAACGACTTTGATAATTGCGAAAAGCAAAATCATTGGTCCAACCACCCGTAGGTTCTTGTCCCATACCACCATTCCACGCACCATTGTTACTATTTCCACCACTAATTGGGGATAATGCACCGTGAAAATTAGAGAATTTCTTTTTATAAGCCATCTTGTATTTATTAATTAGCCTTGCATGTACAATAATTGGTCATTGCCAATACTGTTACCCTCGTCTAATTTTGCCTTCATATCATCTAAACCACTTGCTAATAAATCAGTTTGACGATTAATAGCATCAACTAATTCCTTAATTGGTATTAATTCGGCCAATCTATTTAATGGAATAACCGCTTCATCTTGTCCACCATCACGTAATGTTGCAGTCATAGGTTGAGTTACAACACCACCATCAAACATTTTTGGTGGTTCATCAGGTATCTTAGATGCTACTTTGGCTAACTTTTCACCATAACGTGGATCCGTGGCATAACCTGACATACTTTGTGCTACAATAGCCTCGTCAAGTGTTTTTGCTGCTAATACTTCCTTATATCGCTGATTTTCTTTTAAGAATTTGATATAATCTGCAGCACTTTCTTCCATACTGCCATATTTTCTAAAGGCAGCTTGTTGTTTGACCATCACACCTTTAGTAGGATCAAATTCTTCAGTTTGTGCACTTACGCTAGCTTGACCTTTACTTGCCTTAATACCAAAATAATTCTGACCACCTGCAGTAGATTTACCATAACCTGTTTCTATAGCAGACTGTGCCACACCTAATTTTGCTATAATTTCAGGATTGGCAACACCTTGTTTCTTAGCTTGATCCAACAAAGTGTTATACATTTTGTCCATAAACTCTTTTTGCTCTGTGGCAGAAGCAGGAGTTACAGGAGTCGCTACGGGTTTTTTCTCTAATTCTTTTTTCTTATCTTCGTATATTTTTAGGTTTTCTTGCTGTGTTTTTAACTCTTTTTCAGCAGTTTCTATTTGCTGTTTGGTTATTTTTAACCTACTTTCGTTTTCACGCTTGGTTGCGCCCGTTGTTTTTTCAACTTCTTTTTCAAGATCTATCTTTTGCTGATTTAAATTAACTAACTTATTAGTTGTTAATACAATATCATCTTGCGTTTTTGTAAGCTTATCTTGGTTTTGGTTATAATCACGTAATGCTTTCTTTCTAGCATTGGTTGCTTCAAGCGCAGCCTGTGATTGAGCACGTGACGCATCCATTAATTCACGCTCAGCTTTAGCACGTTCTTCCGTTAATTTTGCAATTTCAGCACGTTTTTCTGCAACTTTTTTAACATCACCACTCTTTAACGCCTCTGCTAACTCTTTTTTAGCTAAGTCCTCTTTCTTAGAAGCTTCCATTGCTTTAGTTTCTGCAACAGTAGCAACTTGTTTTTTCTCTGTGACTTTAGCTTCAGCCATTTTTTCTGCCTCAGACTTTTCTAGGGCAGTTGGTTCTTTAATACCTAACAATTGACGTACATATTTGCCAAAATTACCAACTTCTACACCAAAGAATTCAGCACCTTTCTTTAATAACCCACCTGCAGAGCCTAATTCTTTTACTGCATTAGTTTGTGCAGCAATAGCTTTATCACGTTGTTCACGCTCTAAATCAACACGTTTTTTCGTTTCATCATCCGTTACTTTACGTAATTCTTCTAATGCTTTAGGTACTGACATACCCTTTTCTTTAGCATAATCTTCAGCTTTTTTCATCGTAGTTGCAAAATCTGCACCTACTTTATAACCTTCAATCAATACATCTTTAATAGCTTCGTAACTAATCTTACCTGCACTTGAGAACGTACCAAGCGTTGTTTTTAATTCTTTACCAAATAATACTAGGTTTTCAGATACCGTACCTGTACCTTCCATAACTTTCTTAACAAACTCAGGTGCAGCAATTTGTAACTTAACTGCTTCAGGTGTAACAGGTGCACCCGCAGCAACAGTCTTTGCTAATGCTGCTGCAGCCTCTTTTGCACCTGCTGCATACATTGCCTCTGCTGTTTGCAAAGCTTTACCTAAACGTTCTTGACGTTCTTTATCACCTTGCATTTCAGCTTCCATCATGGATGCACGTAATTCTTCAATAGATAAGATTTGTTCTCGTGCTTGCTCTTGTTCTTGTCTTGTGGCACCTGTTAATGCTGCTAATTGATCAAGTTCTTTTACATATTGACCTGCAGCCATGGCTAATTTCTTTGTATCACGCTCTTGTGCCATGCCTAAACGTGTTTGTAATGCCATAAATTTTAGTACATGCTCAGCTTGTCGCTCATTATTAATACCCATGTACTCTAATTCTTTACCTAAGTTACTTCTAATTAATTCACCCGCAACATTTGCAAAATTATCAACACCTTTTACTGCAGTAGGACCAATTAAGGCTAACTCTTTACCCGCACTTTTTATAATGGATGAAAACTTACCAACATCTGCCATGCCCATCATGAGTTTTTGCAGGTTGTTGTTTAATCCTGTCATACCTTGTGCACCCATTAAGGATGCATTACTTAAT